TACCAAGAATCTGCATCTGTTAAGAAATTGTTCACTCTGTAACCTTGAGGAACCATTCCCATAGAAACGATTGCATTGATATCATTATCAGCTGTACCAGTTCTACCTTGTGACTTCATAAGTCTCTCAGCATTAAATTGATTCGCTGGTGGAACGATCATTTTCATTCCTCTAGCTGCAATTTTTAAACCTCTTTCATCTGTCATTGCTGCAATGTCGATTAACGCTTGCTCCAATGAAGTTTCATTAAGGTCTGCTTGAGTTGTCAAAGTATTACTTACTGTTCCAGCGATTGTTGGGTGGTTAGTCGCAAACAATGCAGAACCGTCTCCCGACGTGAACGACGCTGTTTGTGGTAACCCATTAATCAATGGATCAACTGCTTTGATTTGTTTAGTGTTCGCCATAGAACGAGCTAATGCTTTTGTATATCTAGACGCAAGTCTGTCATACAAATTATCCTCGATCGCTTCTTCAGTGATCGCGAATGCTAGTGCAATAGTTTCCATAGTGTATCTTGCAGTATATGTCTCTTGAGCATTGTCAAAAGTTACTGCAGAACCTTCAGGTTTAACTGCTGCATTTGCAAAACCAGATAACATAACTTCTTCTTCAAACGCTCTGTCTGAAGTTTCTGTTACGTATATCTCAGCATGCTGATTCTCATAACGTTTATATTCCAGGCCGAATAAAGCATTCAAACCTGGCTCTAGTTCTTTAACTAGTTGTCCTCGTGATATAGCCATAGTTATCCTCCTTATACTCCTGCTACTGCTGCTTTTAACCAGTGTTCATTAACAGTAACGATCCAGTTCACATTTGCTGAACCGATTTCATCGCTGTCGATATTTTTTGAAACACCTAGTACTTTAAGTTGACCGCTTGCCGTAGACGCTGTTGCGTCATCTAAACTAACTTTTGAAACATAGTTAGCTGTGTCGCCTGCTACGTAAGAGATATCGTAGTTCATAAAAACATCCGTCTGTGCCGAAGCACCTGCGTTGTTCGATTTGATCTCGAATCTCTCATAAGGGTCATCTGCTACGAAAGCAACTATATCTGTTGCAGCATTTGCTGCAGCAAGATTATTTGCCCACGTAGGCTTGCTTGTTGTTGAGTCAGTATAGAAAATACCATTCAGTGCACCTAAGATGGTTTCGCCTGCTATTGCTCTTACTATTACTCCATTGGAACTAGCTTTCACTGGGTCCTGGAAGAAAATAGCACTAGTTGTACTAGCCGCTACATCATACTCAGATAAACCTTGGTTATCATCATTCTGACCAACTTTTCCGATCGCTCTTAAGCCGAATCGGTTACTTGTATTAGCCATGATAGCCTCCTTATAGACCTGCCCTTTCGGGCCTCCAGTCCTTGTTTATCTTACCTTTGTGCTTTGGGAATCGTTAAAAAATTAACTTTTCTTTGAGCCACCAAAAGTTACGCGAGATTGTCTATCAATATTGATAGGCATACTCTGATGCTCTTCCTTCATAAGATCGTTGTCTAGCGCTTCTACTTTATCATTATGTTGTTTTGCATAATAATCAGCTCTGGCTTGCACGATCTCTTCCGGTACTCTAGCGAGCACTAGGCCACCTACTCCGATCACTCCCTTGTATTTACCATCTTCAACTACAGGATAACCGCCGTCTGGATATTCATCTGCTCTTACTAATTCATATCCTGATCTAATTCGACCTTGAACATTCTTAGTATCCTGAAATCCTAAAGACTCAGCTCGTATCCATCTGTGCTGAAACCCTGATGGCGCAGGGGGTGCATCTAAAGATGATGGTGGAGTCCAAACTTTTTTTTGAGATTCTTTGTCTCGAGTTTGACTCGCACGAGGGGTTTTTTTATCATTTATACTCATATGCTTTACGCCTCCTTCGTGATGTTTAATTGTTTCGCATATTCTTCAAGTGGCACACCTAATTTTTTAGCGATTGTAACTTGAGACGGCGTGAGCCTCACTGTTTTGCGACCGGGTTTTACGCTTCGCTTCGCTGAAGCTACTGTTTGCGTCGGTTTGGTCGAATCCGTGTTACGTATCTTATCAAATTTATGGGGGAATTCAAGCTTTATTCTCTTGGTAATTTCCTCATAATATTCGTCACTTGAGGGATCAAAGCCTTCTTTTTCCGTCAGCGTTTTATGGAGATCAAAGGCAGTGTAAGTCATGGCATTGTCTTGGCCAAACCATGTATTTTTTTCTGCCCAAGACTCAGCTTTTGGATCAGGTGTGCCTTTAGAGGCCAACTGTCTAGCAAGACTTGGTTCCGGTTTTCTGATTGATTGTTGTTTTTTATACTCTTCTTGTGCAGCTTTAGCATCAGTAAGTTGTGTTCTGCGAACACCGAGCTCAGATATTTCTGCCATTGCAGTTGCTTCTGCGCCTAGATCATTTGCTTCTCTAGCAGCAGCAAGTTTTGCTTTTGCAGCTTCTAAACCTGATGTGATACGTTCTTCAGAAACAGACAAGTAACTTGGTTCAAGTTTAGCAATCTTAGCATCAGTTTTTTCTTTTGCTCTAATTACTGATTCAGCATATTTTACAGCTTCCTCTTTTTGTCTCTCCGCTTCACGCATTTTTTTCGTTAGCTTAGCTATTCTTTTCTGAACACTTTCAGAGTATTGTTCTAATTCTTTTTCTTTTCCTTCTTTATCTTCTTTCGGTTCTTCTGTGGCTTCTACAGCCTCTGCAGGTTTTTCTTCTGCAGGTTTTTCTTCAACTACCTCACGAACAGTAGGTTCTTCTTTTTGAACAACCTCTTTTTCTTCGATGGCAGCTTCGTCTTTTTTCTCAGGTATATCGACATCCATTGCTGGACCGGAAGTATCAATATCTACTGTTTTCTTTTCTTCTGCTTCTGGCATAGTTATCTCCTATGATTAAAATTGATGAAATATATCTTCAGGGTTATCGATGGTTGCTAAAATTTCATCGTCGTTTAGCAATCTTACTTCCCCACCATCTATCAGGATTCTTGATCCTGCATATCTTGCAAAGATTACCCAGTCTCCCTCTTTACACCAAGGGCCTTCTGGGAATTTTTCTTTGTCATAACAATGTGGTCCTGTTTTTAAAACAAGTCCACAAGTTGAAGCGACTTGGGATCGCTCAATAGTTTCATCAGCTAAGTGAAGTCCTCCCTTAGTTTTCTGAGCCATTTTAAATGGAAGAATTAATAATCTCCATCCAGTAGGGGATGGAAGTTTAGCGGTTTCTTTATTTTGTAAAGATTCGAATGATTCTTTTTGTTTTTTGGTTTCGGTTTCTTGAAAATCTTTATATTTATCTAATAGTGCTTCTTTATTCGCTATCGGTGTCTGGGCCGGCGTTGAATCTAACGACTTTTCCGTCATGTTTATGCTCCTTTTTCTTCAGCAGGCTAGAGATATCCTGACTTATTTTATAATAGGCATGTGCCTGTCCCATCATATATTTGTATTTCTCCATATTGTCAACCCCTCCTGCGATCATTGCATCGCCGATTTGTTGATACTGTTCTTTTAACATTCTTTGTACTTTCGATAATATTGCTATTTCATCCATTTTATTCTTTCTTAAAATTTATTTTTATACCATTCCTTTATAATATTTAGCGTAGGATTTATTTCCTACTTTTACTCCACCTAAATCTCCACGAATATAGCTCCCATTATAATTTTTCTGAGCTTGTCTAATCATAGAATTACTTCCATCGGCAAAATGTTTTCTGCCTTCAAGAGCAGTTGTAGCTGCTGTTTTAACTTGAGGTTTTTTCTTTTTGCCCTGCATAGCCTGGACAAATTTCTGAAGTGCTTTTTTAGACATTAGACCTTTGATCTAGCGCCAACTAACGTAATATTAGCGTTAGAACCCTTGTGATCAATTGATCTTTTACCTTTAGTAATATTTATTGGAACTGCATGTGCAGAACCAGTTGGTGGTAAACCTGAACTCGCTGGTGTTGGAGGAGTTATTCCTCTTCCATTACCTGCACTTGTAGGTCCATTCTTAATTAAAATAGAAGTATTAATTCCTCTTTTATTTGTCATTATTTAAA